GATCTTGTCCTTATATTCATCATCAGTTTCATCTGATGTTTTGGCGGTGTTGATGACAGTTACACTATCACCAGCATTTGTAAAAATCTTAGCGATTTCATCTGCGGTTCTTTCTTCCATAATTAGAAATAAATTTGTTTACAGTTTACCCTGCTTCGAGGGCTGTGACTTTTGCTGATAACTCTTGTATTGCTTTTACTAATACAGGAATTAATTTACCTTGTTTAGCTTCCAATTTTTCTGGATTTTCTGCCATAACTAGATCTAAATATTCTAATCCCTTTTGTGCTTCTTGTAATTCCTGTGCAATAAAGCCTGCTCTTACAGAACCATCTTTAATTGATCCTTCTCTAGTTTGCCATTTAAACTGACGAGGTAAAAGACTATTTATAAAGTCTAAACCAACACTTAAATCTACAATATCAGTTTTATCTCTTTTATCAGATAAGGAACTAATTGAAGTATCAGCACAACGCAAAGAAGTTATGTTTGGATCGCCAAGAGTGATTTCATTACTTACAGTTGCAGAAGAAGCTTGTGCTTTATAACCTATAAGACTGTTATTACTACCACTAGTGACGTTATCACCAGATTCACGACCTAAAGCCGTATTGTTATTACCAGTTGATGCAGTAAGCGCCTCAAAACCTACTGCTGTGCTGCCTATTCCAGTAGTATTTGCGTCTAATGCGTCAGCTCCAACTGCTGTATTCTCTGTACCAGTTGTGTTTAATATCAGAGCGAGAGTACCTAATGCAGTATTACTAGCACCTGTCGTATTGTCTCTTAATGCTCTAAAACCTACGGCTGTATTAGAACCAGCAGTTGTATTACTATTTAAAGCATCTTGACCAATTGCTGTAAGAAAACTTCCTGTTGTACTTGCACCTAAAGCAGCGTAACCGACTACTGTATTACTAGCTCCAGTTGTGTTTGCTGTTGCTGCGTACGCTCCAATTGCTACATTATTATTTGCAGTAGTATTTGCGTCTAATGCGTTAAAACCCACCGCAGTGTTTTCTATACCAGTTGTGTTTGTTTCTAAAGCACTTTTACCAATAGCAGTATTATTACTAGCCGTTGTGTTTGTTATTAAAGCAGAAGTACCAATAGCTACGTTGGAAGTTCCAGTTGTGTTATCTGCCATTGCATTACTTCCAAAGGCACAATTATTATCTGCTGTTGTATTTTTTCCTAATGCTGTTTGACCAAATGCACAGTTATGGCTACCTGTTGTATTAGCGTCTAATGAAATATTACCTACAGCAGTATTAAATCCTCCAGTTGTGTTTGAAAGTAATGCAGAAGCGCCAACAGCAGTATTATTACTGCTAGTTGTAGATGACGAGGCAGCAGAAGTGCCAATAAATGTATTACTTCCGCCTGTTGTTATATTTGCACCAGCGTTTAATCCTACTGCCACATTATTATCACCTGTGGTTTGACTTACAAGTGCTTCTCTACCTACTGCAACAAAGTTAGACCCAGAGGTGCTATTAGCAGCAGCACTAATTCCAATAGCCACACAGTTATTTTCTGTCGTAGCTGTTTTCATGGCATCTTTACCAATGGCTACGTTACCTGCTCCAGTTGTGGTTGATTCTAAAGCACTAGCTCCTACAGCTACATTATTTGTTCCAGTTGTGTTTTCTTTTAAACAGTTATGTCCTACAGCAGTATTACTATCAGCAGTCGTGTTCTTACCTAATGCAAACCTCCCAATACCAGTATTAGTACTGCCAGAAGTATTTGCATTTAAGGCTATAGCTCCTACAGCCACGTTTTCTGTTCCAGTTGTATTTGAGTTTAATGAGTTATAACCAATTCCAGTATTGTTACTTGCAGTGCTGTTTGTTGATAAAGCACCACGACCTATACCTGTATTATTAGCACCTGTTGTAGTTGATACTAAACTATTTCTTCCTACAGCAGTATTACCACTTCCAGATGTATTAGCTGTTAAAGCTTGGAATCCAATGGCAGTGTTTTCTCCACCAGAAACAGAAGCATCTAAAGCACTTTCTCCAAGAACTGTGTTACCAGCAACAGAGTTTGCACCTTTACCTATATTTATACTATTAATTGTTCCATCTAAAGGAAAAGCGGGGCCACCAGCTAGGGTAAATAAATTAATAAATGCATCATTCGCAGTATTTCTTAGCTGCATAATACTTGATGTTGTATTAGCAAATAACTGACTTGCAAAGGTTGTTGATGGAGCAGAAGAATTTGAATTATTAGTTGCTATTGCTGATAAAACATTATTTATGTCTGCCCTGACAGCAGCACCAGTTCCATTTGCAATATTATAATCGTGTGTTGGCATTTAATTAAATACTAAATTATTCATATATTAACCTTATCTAACCACCTTTACCAAAACCTATTGCGGTATATTTAAAACTTAAATCTTTAAGACCACTGCTACTTCTTGTTTCTATTACAAATTGAGTGCTAGTTACTGATGTGATATTAAAAAAATCACCACTTGCAGCACCTTCAAGTGTTATACCAATACTAGGTAAAAATGCACTTGTCGATCCACCTAATGATCCCGTACCAGTGAAGAAAGGATCTTGGAACGTAACAGTTTTCGCAGAGCCACTTGTACCACAATTACTTGCAATAGCAGTATTAACTGTTTCTGTTCTTCGTTTTACACTTGCTTCAAAGCCTAATTCACTTACATTTATAGTTTCATCAGGATCATTTGATGTCATTTCAACTTTAAATTTAAAACCTCTTGCAGTGTATTCTCCGTTAGCAAATGTATTGAAAGAACTAAAAGGCTTACTAATATTACAACTACCACTTGTCGTAACATTATTATCAGAAGAATCTTTTATCTTTATAAATTCTAAAAGACCTGTGCCTGAAGGCAATTGAGAATCTTCTGGATTTAATTGGTTAATAACTGAATCAACTATTTGTAATTGAACAGTTCCTAAAGGTAGTTGAAGTTGAACCTTAAAGTTAGTATCTCTACCAACTAATTCACCTGTTAGGAAAACAATTTTTACTGTATCACCTTTAGCACCTTGACCTGCACTATAATTTCCCTCACTTAATCCACCATGATCTCCATCAGTAAACAATCTTAAAGCTCTACCAATACTTGTATATTTTGCAAATTTTCTTTTTGCTTCTAGTACACATACATTTGAATTGGTTACGGATGTCACTTTCAAAAACCCATCATCTGCTGTACCGCTTGTAAAATCTACTCTAAAATTGTCACCAACAGATGCACCATGACTACTCGCATTTAATGTAATTAAATTTTGTGATTGAGAATAAGTTGCTGCTGTTGATATAGCTGGATTTCCCTGACTCGTACTTACTAACAGTTTTGCATTGCAGTTTTCTGCTGCAGCACCGTCAAAATCTTGCATGTTATCTATAAGATTTAGTCTTGAATCAAACAGATCATTAACGATATTTGCAGAGGTTACAAATCTTCTTTTAAGGGTTAAATTAAATATTGCCCCAAGATCAACAATATTTTGAAAATCATAAAATCCTAAAGGAAAAATATCACCAGTTAAAAAATCAAAACTACTTAAAATATCAACACTAGAAATATTGTCAAAAAATATAGATCCATCTAAAACCAAACCATCTAAATCAGAATTAAAAATTGTTCTTGTCTTTTCTCCTTGGAATTTTGGATCTGTAGTATCTTCTCTCTGAGTAAGGATAACTTGATGTGGTTGTGGATCAGGTTGTGTAACTATTATCTTTGCTGCATTTTGTGATCTTCTTCCACCATCGTCAACGAATTTAATACTATACGTGCCTGTTAATGCTGGTACAAGTGTTTCACTGATGTTACCAGCAAGTTGTGGAATAATATCTGTGCTATTTGCAAAAGTAGCCAAAGCTCCCGTAGACGGTGTATGCCTTACTTGTACTGCACCACCATGAATTACATCTTTAGCCTTTGCTGGTGTAAATCGTAGTCTAATAAATTGATCCGAAACAGGTTCTACTGTTAAGTTCGTAGGATCTTCTGGTAGTTCCGTTTTTCCAATAGCGTTAAATGTAAGTTCGTTTGGAGCGTCACTTAGTTTATTTAATATATTTACAGAAAATACTCTTATAACAAATTTTCCATTAGAAATATTATCAATAGAAAATTCTGTTGATTTAATTTGTTGATTTACAAAATTGCCATTATTAAAATTATGCTGAAGGTAATAACCAATAGCACCTTTTACAGAGGCAAATTGTATAGTTAATCTTGATACCGCTTTATTGTTTATAACAATTATTTCTTCTGTCGCAGTTAAGTTTGTTGGAGCAGATAATTTTTTTGTTATTACTGAGAAATTTTTAACTGGTAAAGCAGTGCCGTCCTCGATAAAAGCATATTTACCACTGTTATGTGATGCTGCTGTGATACTAAATGTAAGATTCTCCTTTTCCTGTACGTTTACAACTCTCCATGTTGTAGGTTCAAGTGTTGTATTTTCTATAACCCAAACACTATTTGCCTGTGGTACTGAAGAAAAAGCAGAGGAAACAGTAACAGTAGCACCTGATATACCGCTAATCTCCTTTGTCTCAAGCGTTCCATCAGATAAGATCACTGATAGTTTTGCAGTATTGGAAGTAACAAGATCAGTGGATGCTGTATCATCAACTTCTATCTGAGTAGTACTGATACCTGTTTTAATTCTTCCTCCTCTTCTCACTCCCTGTTTTACTTCATCTGCTATAGATATTATCTGTCCAGGACGTACTAACACTCCTGCTTCAGCAGTAATATTGAAGTTAACTATTTCAGATGAATTATTTTGATTAAATAATAGCCATTTCGCCATTCTTGAGGCCTGACCTCTTGATGTTGTTCCAAATGCTTTTATGGTCTGTGTTTTTATTCCATACCTTGACTGTGCTGTTGTGTCATCTACCGTTTCATAGTCAATAGCTTGAGTTGTCATATCAAAGAAGCCTACATTTATCTTTGTAAACTTAGCCTTCTGACTCTGATTGCTATATGAAAAACCACCTTCAGTTACGTTAGAAATATTAAAGGTATAGACAGGATCAGATGGTCTATCCTGTGAGATCGTAATACTGCCAGCTTCATAAAATGCTTGTACACGCATTACAGAACAAATATTCTGTATAAGAGTAAAAGCCTCCATTTGATTATTTATATTTACATTTATTGAAAATCTTGGTTCAGTAGATCCAGTACCAGATCCATCGTCAACTTGTTCTGAGTTATATTCAGAGGCAGAATAAAAAGCAAATTTATCTATATTTGTCTCTGATATTGATGCACCATAACGTGTATTTGTAAGGACATCATATAAAACCCAAGCTGGATCACTTGTCCATTCCTTATCAGTTTTTAATGTGCCATTAAAACTACCACTAAAAGATAAACTGCCATCTTCTCTGACTGTTGCATTATGAGGAATTTTTACCTTAATTCCATATACCCTAAATGTTCGGGTCGGGATAGATCTAAAAGATTCAGCATTAAATTTTAAACCAATATGAGCTATATCTGCATACGCTCTTTTTTCTGCCGTTATCTCTGTAAAGGATGACCAACTAAATTTATTTTGTAAATTAGTATCAGTAGAGTCGTTAGTGACTCTTGTTACTGTAGCAGTAATAGGATAATTTAAATTGCTTAAATTATTAATCATGTAATCTCTAAAGTATTGAGTGTTTGTTTTACCAAAAACTGAACCAGAATTACCTTTAATTACTCGATGCTCTGTACCGTTATTTTCTGTAATCAAAATTTCTAAATTTACTTGGGTTCCATCTGATTTGCCAGTTTCGGTATTAAATTTTTGCAAACCAGGAAAAACAATAGTAATTCTTAATTTATCTATTTGATTTGATATAGACCTTGAAACTGGTGTTGTTTTTTTAACCTCAATACCTACAGCAGTTTCAGTTTCAATTTCATTAATAGTTGTAAGTGCAGTTTGATTTGACGTTCCAAATCGAGGCTCAAAACTGATATCCTCTCTTTTAAAATTAAAATCACCTTCAATAAGATTATCTATATCAGCTTTATTTTTTAAAATCTGTGTGCCGTTCAAAAAGATATCTTTTAATGCAGCAATATTATACTTATCAGTTCCTTGTTTAAGACCTAAATCAAATGGTGTGTGAAAACCTGCTATTTCACCCTCAGATAAGACATCTATAAGGCTATTAGATTGTTTACTCGATAAAACATTCGTAGAAATTATTCCATCAACATTTCCTGAAAGTATGTTTTGTTTATTTTGTTTAATAAAGTTTAAAGTACCAGTTGTGGAAACAGAAGTATCACTTTCTACTTTAAAAACAGTAGAAGAGATAACTTCGGTAACTTGTAAATTTTCAGTTGTAGCAGAACCAGTGGCAATTCTTAAATCTACTGTATCTTCAACTTCCAGAGTCTTGCTACCATCATGAGTAATTGTTATAACATTATCTGTTTGAGAATATGATGCAGTTTTTGTGGCATCTTCAAGATAAAAACTTGCTACATCCCCTTCTACAGCTTGTGAAACTGCTCTTGTGACTGTAAAAGACGGTTGAGTTGATGGTGCTATAGGATCAAATAACGCTGTTACAGGTAATATTTCTCTAGTTTCGCCTGTAGCACCTACGAAGAAAATAATATTTAATAAATCACCAACTTTAATAGATTCACTACCGTCATGAAATATTCTTGCTGTAGTTCCTGTTTGTCTAAAAGTTCCAAATTCAACAGTTACACCATCAATTGCAACAACCTTTCCAGTTGCATCAAAAGTTACATTATTACCTAAACCTTGACCAGAAAGACTTTCTAAATAATTACCTAAGTCTTTATCTGATATTTCACCAAAGAAATGTGCAGTAAACGTTGCTAGAAATTCTTCTTCTTCATTTCCTGGATGTAAAACCATTAGACTGTACCCTCAATCTGATCTGAATCAATTCCATTTGATACATTTATACTTCCCACATAAATTTCTCCATATACAAGAGGTAGTGCAACACCAGCACGACTAACGTTTGTGACCCCACTAAAGGCAAAGTTAACAGTGGCATCTTCTGGTTCTAAAGATGACATCGGTTTTGGCTTTGGTGTCAGATAGTTAGTAACGTCTTGAAGTATTAATCCTATACCAAGATTTATAGCTATTGATTGTAAAAAAGTTCCAGCTAAAAATGTTTTTCCTGCTCCAAATAAAGCAGCACCTAACAAAGCGAAAAAGAAACCACCCTCTACCACAGGTATAATTTTAATTTCATCCTTTATTGGATTTAATAAATCATTTTCTGTAGCATCATATCCACCCATATCTACTCGATAGTATTTATCCATCATGTATGTTTCCAACTCTGGGTGATTACAACGCAGAAAACGCATCACTTCAACAGTATTTCTTACATCTGCTTTCTGTTCTTTCCATCCTACAAAATCTGCCAGATCTCCATATAGTTTTACTGTCTTAAG